CTCGCCCGTCATCAGCCACACGTGGGAATAACCTAGCTCTCGCTCAATGTTGAGGGCGTAGCGGATGTCGATCGATTTGATCTTGTCGTTTAGCCACTGGTTGACCACGCTCTTTGAAGCCCCAGAAGCTCTGACCAGCCCAGATTGACCGCGCTCCCCCTCAAGATCAGGTCGCTGGCTGTAGATGTATGCAAGTCGTTCTGACAATAGATTCATCTTTAGGATTCTAAACATCGCACGGTTAAGAGTGCTTGACTGCAATTGGTTTAGCGTTCTATACTCGGACACATCTTTTATCGAGATACCTAGATGAGCGAATCAAATATCGAGGCCGCGAAGGTTATTGAGCTGCTCGGAGGCAACGCGAAAACGGCCGCGCTGTGCGAGGTGACCCCTGGCGCTGTCTCTCAGTGGCTGCGAAATGGCATCCCCAAAGCACAACTCAAATTCATCAAGCTCGCGCGCCCAGAGCTTTTCGAGACAACCCAAACCGGCAGCTAGGCAGCGCGAGCGACAGCGCGCCTTGTTGCGTCAATTTTGTTGCATTTAAGAAATTAAACAGAGCAGCTCGAACAGATCGACTTTCACCCCAACGAAGCACTTTTACCCGGAGCCACCCATGCCCCAAAAACGAGACCCCCGCACCATCGTCGTCAAGATGCTGCTCAACGCCGACGAGTTCGTTGATTTCGACGGCGCCTGCACGGCGGAAGACGTGTCCCACAGCCGCGCCGCACGCACCTTGGTGAAGGACTGGGTGACACAACGCCGCAATGGTACGCAGGCCGGCCGCCAGCGGGAATGGCCGAGCGTGGGCCAGAACCTGGCCATGTTCCTGCCGAGCCGCCAGCAGTACGGCGGCGCGGCCATGCGCATGCGCCTTTGAAGCCGATCCGCGGGCCGCGCCGAGTTTCAAGCCAGTAGCACCACACGAAGGACCGATGTCATGAATGTTCCAGAACTTCTCGCCACGCTGATCGAGCAGCAGGCCAAAACGAACGAGCTGCTCGGGCAGCTGCTGGGCACCCTTGACGGCGGGTGCCCGGAAGGTGACTCGGCGGCCGAGCAGTTCAAACGCATCAGCCAGAACCTGAGCGAGGCCTCCGCTCACGCGAGCAACACCGGCACCAGGCTGCTGCAAATCGCGGCGCTGACCAAGATGGCCAACGAATCCGGTGAGATCGGTCTCGACCTGCTGCGCGCGGATCGGGCTAATGAAGAGTGAGCGGCTTCACGGGCTCGCCGCCGAGGATGTCGAGAAACCGGTTCATGCGGTCGGCCACCCGCTGGGCGAGTTTGGCTTCGAGTTCGTCCCCGGCATTACCGGTGAGGTATTCCTGGCACTGACGCAGCGCTTGCGAGACCCCTTCGGCCTGTCCTGGCGGCAGGTTCGCGCAAATGCATTGCAGTACGTAGTTCTGGGCAACGACGAGCTCCTGGAAATCGGTGAAGACGGTCAACGGGATTTGATCGGCAGCGGTTTTATCGGCGGGCATATGTGCAGTAGCGCAATAGTTGAAATTAGCAAATTTATCACAATCGCAAACACGAGCGGCCACCGAGCCGACGCTTGACCCATCCAACCCAAGGGAGCAATCACATGGCACACGGCAATCCCGCGACACCCCATCCCCTGATCGACGCCGTGCTGAAGCGGCAGAAGATCGCCACTGACGCCGCACTCGCGAACGCGATCAACGTCGCTCCGCCGGTCCTGAGCAAGGTCCGCAAAGGCAAGCTGCCGGTAGGCCCGAGCCTGATCCTGCGCCTGCACGAAACCTTCGATATGCCGGTCAAGGAGATCCGCGCGCTGGCAGCGGCATGACCAGGCCGACACCGGAAGAGCACGTGCTCCAGAAGGCGCGAGTCTGGCGCCGGACGGAGAGGGCGCTGACCGGTGCGCGCGGGTCGGAGAAGGCGGCGGCGGCCACGGCCCACACCGTCGCCAAACGCAAGCTGCGCGAAGCGGTCGACATCCTCGAGCAAAAAGACGGCGCCAGGTAGCGCCAAAAGAAAAGCCCGCGTGCGAGGCGGGCTTCATTGACAACGACGATAACGAAAGCAACAACATGTCCATTGTACCTCAGCGTATCCATGCTCCGGAACGCACCCTTGCGGTCGATCAAACAAGCGGCTGTGCTACCGCAAACGCCCAACCCGCCACCGCTCCGGCTGGCGTGCCTGGTGCGCAGGGCCTGAGCCAGCGGCGCGATCACTGGAATACCCAGGCGCGCGCGCTCGAGCAGTTGCAGCGCGATCGTGACGCCGCCGGCGGTGGTGAACAATGACGGCCGCAGTCGGCGGCCCAGGCCAGGCTGCGCGCACCTTGGCCGAAAAGTACCTGCATCGCAACGAGTGCATCGAGCGGATCACCGCGCTGATGCAGAAAGAGGGACCGAAGACCATCGGTGAGCTGAGCGAGCGCTTGAGCATCAGCCGTTCCCGGGTAGCGGCCTATCTGTATCACATGGAAAGCGAGCTGCGCACCGCGCGCAGGAGCGGCAAGTACCTGGCGCAGCGCGTGCTGTGGGAACTGGGCGCCGACCCGCTGATGCCCATGATGGATGACGCGCTCGACAAGAGCTTTGCCGCGCGGCGCCGGATCGTCCCGGCGTGCCAGGTTGGCATGGCCCGCGACTGGCTGGTGGCCGCGCTCTTCGGCGAGCCGGCGCAAGGAGCGGCAGCATGATCGCGCTCGCATGGAAGCCGGTCACCGAGAGCCTGCCGGATGACGACACCCTGGTCCTGATCGCCTTGAACGACGACGATGTGTGGACCGGATTCCGTGACGGCGGCATTTGGCGCTATGCCGATGCGATGCCGATCACATCCGAGCGCGTCACGCACTGGATGCACATGCCGGCGGCACCGGCCTTGCCGGCGTGCGCCGATTTGCCTTCGTCCCCGATGAAGCTGCAGCTGAAAGACGCTGGCGCCTGGCGCGATGTCGCCCGTTTCGACGGCCAGCGTGAGCGCGAGGTGCAGCAGGCCGGCGCGCTCCTGATGCGCTGCGCTACAAATCCGAAGGCAGTGCTGCGCACCGTCGAGGGCGACCAGGTGCGGGCCTACTGCGAGAGCCCCTTCCACGACTGGCGGCCAGCGTGAACGCGTCGGCCCGCGCTATCTCCCGCAGCCCCTGCCATTGCGTCGCCTGCGGCGCGCCGCTCGGCAGGCCGCATGGGCAGGGCTGCACGTTCGCTCGCTTCACCTGGCGCCGCGCTGCCGGCGCGACTTTCTAACCATTGAGGAGAGAGGTATGGGTGCATTTTGTGTATTCGGCGTCAGCAAGGGCCTCTGCAAGACGAAGGCCGAACGTAAAGTCCCGACCCACGACAAAGACCTGAAGCGCGAATCGTCGCCGGCGGAGTGGGCGGTGCGCCGCGATGCGTATGCGGCGCAGCTGTTCGAGCAGGCCGACCGCCCGGTCAGGATCAGCCCCGAGTTCGACGCCCCGCAATTCTGCAGCGACTGGCTGGCAGTCAGCCCGGGCGAGGTGAAGCTGGCGCGCGTGATGGTGCGCGGGCCGAAGGTCGACAAGAACGGCAAGCCGGTCGTGAAGGGGGGGGCGCCGGTCCTCACCTGGGTCGAATACACGCCGCAGGTCAAGGCGGCAGCGTGATTCGCGCAGCCTGAGCAAGACACTATCGATTCGAAAGCCCAACAACAATGAAGAAAATCTATATCGCTGGCCCGATGTCGGGCCTCCCCGGGCTGAATTTCGCAGCCTTCCATGCCGAAGCGGCGCGCCTGCGCGCGCAGGGCCTGCAGGTGGTCAACCCGGCCGAGATCAACCCGGATATCGGCGCCAAGTGGGAAGACTGCATGCGCGCCGACATCGCCCAGCTGGTGACCTGCGACGGTATCCACCTGCTGGGCGGCTGGGAAAAATCGCGGGGCGCTACGCTCGAGCACCACATTGCCAGCGCACTTGGCATGGCGGTGAGCTTTTCGCCGGCAGCTCCCCAGGATGAAGGCGCGCCATGCTGACCCACACGGTGATCGGACCGAACGCCGAGGGCAAGTTCGCGGTTGGCTATGCCACGCCGGGCACCAATGTCGCGACGGTCGTGTGCGACGGCTGCACCCGGGCCTCGGCCCAGACCGAGGCCGCGCGCCGCAACCGCGAGCAGCTCGACGCTGGCCGCGCGCTGCGCAGCGAGCGCCAGGCATGCGGGCTCAGTGGCGTCTACCCCGATCTGAAGAAAGCGCGCTGACATGGCGGGTGAATGGATCAAGATGCGCACGAATCTGTGGGACGATCCGCGCGTGTCGCAGCTGTGCGATTTGACGGACGCGACGGAGGCGACGGTCGTTGGCGCGCTGTACTGGCTCTGGGCCGCCGCCGACGAACATACCGAAAGCGGCCACATGCCGGGCCTGAGCATCTCGGGCATCGACCGCAAGACTGGAATCAAGGGTATCGGAGCGGCGCTGGTGGCCATCCGGTGGATCGAGGACACCGAGGGCGGGATCACCATCAACCGGTTCAGCGAGCACAACGGAACCTCGGCCAAGAACCGCGTCCAGACCGCGAAGCGGGTCGCCAACAAGCGCAGTAACGCTCATGTAACGCCCGAATCAAACAATTCAGGTAACACCACCGTTACGGGTGCGTTACCTAGAGAAGAGAAGAGAAGAGAAGAGTTAACTTCAAACCCTACTACCCCTGACGGGGTAGTCGTCGCCAGCGAGGCTGGCAACCCGCCGGCCCGCGGTCCGGAACGAGCGGCAAGGTCCGAATGCCCGCACCAGGAAATCATCGCCCTCTACCACGAGATCTTGCCCGAGTGCCCCCAGGTGCGCGACTGGACGCCCGCCCGTTCCGTGCAACTGCGGGCGCGGTGGAACGAAGACCCTCGACGCCAAAACCTCGACTACTGGCGGCAGTTCTTCGACTACGTGAAGGGCTGCGGGTTCCTTGTGGGCCGCGGAACCGGCAATGGCAACAGGCCATTCTTCGCCGACCTGGAATGGCTGACGAAATCGAAAAACTTCACGAAGGTCCGAGAGGGGAAATATGAGTAACGAGATCAAGTTGCCGCCGCATAGCATCGAGGCGGAGCAAAGCGTGATCGGCGCGATCCTGCGCGACAACGACGCCGTCGACCGCCTGGGCGACCTGCGCGCTGAGCACTTCTACCTGGCCGACCACGCGGCCATCTTCACCGAGTTCATGCGCCAGGTGGCGACCGGCAAGGCTTGCGACGTGATCTCGATGATGGTCGCACTGCAGGGTAAAGTGGCCGACGCCGGCCAGTACCTGAACTCGATGCAGCAGTCCACGCCGTCCTCGGCCAACGTTGGGCGTTACGCCGCGATCGTGCGCGACAAGGCGATCAAGCGCGCGCTGATCGGCTTCGGACGGGATGTCGCCGACATCGCAGCCAAGTCGCAGGAGGAGGCGTCGGCGATGCTGGACCACGCTTCGACCCGGCTCGAGCAGCTGGCCGAGGCCCGCGTGCGCATCGAGCCGGTGCGCGCCAGCGCCGACATGGCAAGCCACATCGGCGAGCTGGAAAAGCGCATGGAGGGCGGCGTCAATGCGATCTCGACCGGCTTCCCGGCCGTCGACGCCAAGCTCAACGGCGGGATGCGTCGCGGCGAACTGATCGTTCTGGCCGCGCGCCCGAAGATGGGCAAGACCGGCTTCGCGCTGAACGTTGCCTGCAACGCCGCCGAGGATTATTCGGTGCTGGTGCTGTCGATGGAAATGCCGCGCATGCAGCTGCACGACCGTAACATCGCCAGCCTTGGAAAAATCCCGCTGCCGCACCTGCTTCAGCCTACCCTGATGGATGATCGCGACTGGGCCAATCTGACCCATGCGACGATCAAGATCGAGCGCCTCAATCTGTTCCTCGATGACCAGGGCGGCCTGCGCATCATGGACGTGCGACTGAAGGCCAAGGGTACCAAGCGCCGCCACGGGCTGGACCTGCTGGTGGTCGACTACCTGCAGCTGATGGAGGGCGACGGCGATAACCGCAACGCCCAGATCGAGGGCATCACGCGCGGCCTCAAGGCGCTGGCCAAGGAACTCGACATCGCGATCTTGCTGCTGTCCCAGCTGAACCGTAAGCTGGAGGAGCGCCCGAACAAGCGCCCGATGCCGTCCGACTTGCGCGACTCCGGGGCGATCGAGCAGGACGCCGACGCGGTCGTGTTCCTGTACCGCGACGAGGTCTACAACCCGGACAGCCACGACATCGGGGTCTGCGAGGTGGATGTGGCGCTGTGCCGGCAGGGCGCGCCGGGCCGGGTCGCGCTGAACTACATCGGCGAACAGACCCGGTTCGAGACGCTGGACCGTGGCTGGGCGCCGGCGAAACAGGTGGAGCGGGCCCGGCGCCGTGGCCTGGCGGAGCACTTATGAGCTACCAGCTGTTCCGGGCGGGCACCGGGAAGGCCTGGCACTACCGCTTCCAGGTGGCGGGCGCCCGCACTCAGCGCAGCACGCGCGAAACTGCCAAGGGTCGGGCCGAGAAGATCGCCCAGAAGGCATACGACGATGCGATCGTGCGCGCCAACGGCGGCCAGCCGGTGCCGACGCTGCGCGAGCTGCTGGCCGACTGGCTGCTGATCCACCGGCCCGTTGCCAGCGCCGCCCATATTCGCAGCGTCGAGACCTTCGCCAGGCTGCACCTGTACGACCTGGGCGACAAGCCGGTTGGCGCGATCAGCACCACCGACGTCGAGCTCGCGCGCAACGCGCACCTGGAGAGCCACGAGCCTTCGTCCGCCAACCACTGGTTGCGGATCCTGAAGCTGATCACGCTGTGGGCGGTCAAGCGCGAGATCATCCCGGCCCGGCCGTGGAAGGTAGAGATGCTGAAGGTGCAGAAGCGGCCGCGCGCGATCCTGCCGCTCGACGTGGCCCGCACCTGGTTCGAGGCGGTCGACAAGGCCGCGGTGCGCAGCCCGGGCGTGGCGCTGGCGGTGCGGCTGATGTTCGGCCTGGGCCTGCGCGAGTCGGAGTCGGCAACAGCCCGCTGGGAATGGATCGACTGGCAGCGCCTCACCTACACGCCGGGCATCACCAAGGGCCGCGAGGCCGAGCCGGTACCGATGCCGGCCTGGCTGGTCGAGCACCTGGTACCGCTGCGACGCGACGAGGGCCTGATCGCCCCGCGTGCCGATGGCAGCCAGCTGCCGGCCGGGTGTTCGCGCGGCGCAATGCGCATCGCAAATGCGGCCTGCTCGATCAAGGGCATCACGCCGCATAGGTTGCGCGGAACCTTCGCCACGCTGCTGTCCGAGGCCGGCGTGCCGATCCAGACCATTCAGAAGGTGCTGCGTCACAAGAGCCCGATGACCACGATGGCTTATCTCGAAAAGAACCTCGACACCGCCGCCCAGGCACAGAACCGCATCGGCCAGAAAATCGGATTCATGCGGCGCGAAAGTGGCGCGGTCCACCAAACCAACCCAGACGGGGCTTGAGTCCCGCGATTATCAACAGTCATCCGGTTTAAACGAGCCGGCGCAGTCCCCAACCCCAAGCCAAAACAGAAAGGCGTCCTGAAAATGAAACAAAATGAAATCGCTCTGCTGGCCCTGATCGCCAACAACCCTGGCCTGCGCACCGCGCAGATCGCGGATCGACTCGACGTAACTGTCGATGAAGTCGAGACGCTGCTGCGTCCGCACCTGGTGGCGGGCCGTGTGTTCGAAAACGAGGTCATGGCACCGAACAACCGGCCAGCAATGGCGTACGACGTCAGCGAGCAGTTCAAGGTGAGCGACGCGTACCGCGCAGTGCTCGGCGGCCAAGAGCCGGGTAGCGCCCAGGTCGAGGCAGCGCAGCCCGGCCCGACCGCTTCGAGCGCTACGCCGCAGGCGCCCGCAGAGGTTGAGGAACACACCAAGACGCGCGTCGAGCGTGCGATCGCCTGTGTCACCGAGCATGGCCGCGTGACCAATGACCAGCTGCGCTTCGCGATGGGCCTCAGGGTCAACCAGTTCCCGACGAGCTTCCTCAACCGCGTCCTGCGCGACGGCCTCCTCGCGCGCGACGGCGACAACTGGGTGCTTGGGCCCGCGCTCGCAGCGGAGCCGGAGGCAAAGCCGGCTTCCCTGGCAAGCAGCGAGATTGAAATCCCCAAGTTCACCGAAAAGGTGACGCCAGAGGTCCGTCGGGATCCCGCGCCCGTGGCGCGAACCGGCTTCCGCTGCGCGATCTGGTCGGACGGCATTCTGGAACTGCAGCGCGACGGCGCGACCATCGCGGCGCTCTCGGCATGCGAGCGTTCGGCGCTGGCCGGCCTGCTGCAGCAAGCCGCGCATTGACGGTGGGGTGACGGATGGCGAGGACGCTGAAAGGCAGGCCCACCGGCGAGCGGCACCCGCTGGCGGTTTTGAGCGACCACGAAGTCGAGCTGCTGCGCCAGCTGCGCGACGAGGGGATGACCTGGAACTGGCTGGCCGAGAAGTTCGAGGTGCCGAAACGTACCGTGCGCGATATCTGCACGTACAAGCGCCGCTAGTGCGCGTGACGCCATGCGCCGCCGTTATCGTGCGGCGCATGTGCCGATCAATCTGACGGGGAAAAGAGGACATCATGGGCCGCAATTCGAAGCTCACCGACATGCAGTGGGAGGAGATCAGCAAGCGGCTGCTGGACGGAGAAAAGGCCCGCGCACTGGCGCGCGAGTTCGGAATTTCCGAGGCAGCAGTGCGCAAGCGCTTAAGTGCGCAGTGCGAACAAATAAAAGTCGTTGCAAATCAACTGGTTGCAGCCGAGACGAACTTTTGCGCACTTCCGATAAGTGCGCAAATCAAGGCGCGCACTTTGGCCGATCGGCTCAAATCGATCTCCGAGAACCTCGCGGACGCGGCGCACTACGGCGCGCTGACTGCGCACCGGCTCGCCGGCATCGCCAACAGCCAGGTCGAAAAGGTGGACGACGCCGAGCCGGAGAAGTCCGGGGAGGCCCTCCAGCGCATCGCCGGCCTGACCAAGCTGGCGAACACGGCGAGCGAGATCGGCATCAATCTGCTGCGCGCCAACAAGGAAACCATCGAGGCGATGAACAAGCCCGAGGATGATGCGCCGCCGGTCAGCGACACCCAGACCGTCTCGAAGCTGGCCGCGATCCTCGCCGCCGGCCAGAAGCGCAAGGACGCCGCCGCATGAGCCCGAGCGAGATCGAGGCGGTGCTGCCTTACTTGACGGACGAGGAGCGCGCGGAACTGAACCGCCTGCTCTCGCTCGACAAGCGCCCCTGGTTCCCGCTGCCCGGCCCGCAGACGTTGGCGTACGAATCCATCGCCGACGTGATTGGCTACGGCGGCGCGGCTGGCGGCGGCAAGACCGACCTGGCCTGCGGCAAAGCGATCACCAAGCACCAAAAGGTGATGGTGTTGCGCCGCGAGGGTACCCAGCTCACCGGCGTGCTCGACCGCTTCGAGGAACTGCTGGGCGGTACCGACGGCTACAACTCGCAGAAGAACATCTGGCGCACGACGCGCTTCGACGGCAAGCGGCTGCAGATCGAGTTCGGCTCGACCCAGTACGCGGGCGACGAAACCAAGTACCAGGGCCGTCCGCACGACCTGCTGGTGTTCGACGAGGCGGCCAACTTCCTCGAGCAGCAGGTGCGCTTCCTGCTCGGCTGGCTGCGCTCGGTCGATCCGGACCAGCGCTGCCAGGCGCTGCTGTGCTTCAATCCGCCGACGTCCGCCGAGGGCCGCTGGGTGATCGACTTCTTCGGGCCCTGGCTCGACCCGAAGCACCCACGCCCGGCCAGGCCCGGCGAGCTGCGCTACTTCGCGACCATCGCCGGTAAGGAGCTCGAGGTCGACGACGCGCGCCAGTTCGTGGTGGTGGGCGGCCATCCAGAGTACGACTTCGACCCGGCCCGGTTCAAGCCCGACGAGATCATCCGGCCGCGCTCGCGCACCTTCATCCCGTCGCGCATCACGGACAACCCCTACCTGTACGGCACCGGCTACATGACAACACTACAAGCACTTCCCGAGCCGTTGCGCTCGCAAATGCTGCGCGGCGACTTCCTCGCGGGCGTCGAGGACTCGGCGTTCCAGGTGATCCCGACCAGCTGGGTGGAAGCGGCGCAGGCGCGCTGGCGCCGCCCGGACAAGCTCGACCCCATGGATAGCCTTGGCGTGGACGTCGCGCGCGGCGGGCGCGACAACACGATCATCGCGCGTCGCCACGGCATGTGGTTCGACGAGGCGCTCACCTACGAAGGCGCGCAGACCCCGGACGGGCCGACCGTGGCGGGCCTGACGATCGCGGCCAAGCGCGACGACGCGGTGATACACATCGACGTGATCGGCGTCGGCGCCAGCCCGTACGACTTCCTGAACTCGAACAACCAGCAGGTGATGGGCGTGAACGTGTCGGAGAAGTCGCTGGCCAGCGACAAGTCGGGGCGCCTGCGCTTCATGAACCAGCGCAGCGAACTGTGGTGGATGATGCGCGAGGCGCTCGACCCGGCCAACAACACCGGCATCGCCTTGCCGCCGAACCGCCAGCTGCTCGCGGATCTGTGCGCGCCGGTGTGGAGGTTGTCCGGCGCAACGGTGCAGGTGGAGGGGCGCGAGGAGATCATCAAGCGCATCGGCCGCTCGCCCGACTGGGCCAGCGCCTACTGCCTGGCGCTGATCGACACGCCGAAGCGCTCGCGGGTGCGGAGTGCGCGTGATTCGTCCGACCACTGGCACGATCCGTACCAACCGCGAACCCATGACCCATACGCCTGATGCGCATTGTTGAAACCACCATCGCCGACAAGATCGAGCACGTCCCGACGCTGCTCGACGCGCATTGGCACGAGTCAGCGCGCAACAAGCACCTGATGGTATTGAAACCGGATGTGGCGCGCTACCAGGCGCTGGAGGCAGGCGGTGCGCTGCTGTCGCTCGTGGTGTATGTCCAGGATGAGATTGTCGGCTACTCGGTCAACATCTTGAGCCCGCACCTGCACTATGCGGACCTGCTGTGTGCGCATAACGACGTGCTGTTCGTGGCCAAGGACTACCGGGACAGCCCGCTGGGCCTGAAGCTTATCCGCGAGACGGAACGCGCGGCCAAGGCGCGCGGCACGCACCTGATGTTGTGGCATGCGAAGGAGGCAACGCCGCTTGCCAAAATCCTCCCGCGCATGGGGTGCAAGGTGCAGGAAATCATCTACACAAAGGAGCTCTGACATGGGCGTATCGGCAGCAATTCTCGGCGGCGCCATGATCGGCTCGCAGGTGTACCAGGCGAAGCAGGCCGGCAAGGCGCAGGACGCCGCACTCGCGCAGCAGCAGAAAACGGCGGCCGAGGCGGAAGCCAACCGCCCCCAGGCGTCGAAGGCGCCAGGGGTGCAGGGCGTGCAGGCCGGCCAGGCTGGCGCGGGTCAGGCCGGCGGAGCGCCGGGCGTCGCACAGACCTTCCTCACCGGTGCGGCAGGCGTTGATCCGTCGCTGCTCAATTTGGGCAAGAACACCTTGCTGGGCGGCGGTGGTAGCTGACAGCCGCGCCTTATCGCTTTAACCACAACCGCAAGAAGGGATAACACATGTTTCGAAGATCGCTCGCGGCCCTCGCTGCAATGACCATCGCCCTAGGGGCCGGCCCGGGCTTCGCGCAGCCGGTACCGACCGTGCAGGCGCCCGCACCGCGCAAGGCCAAGCGAGGCCTGTTCGGTGGGTTCCGCGTCCTCACGCCGCGGTTGTATGGAACCCGTGGCGCCGCCATCACCGCTGCGCAGCAGAAGCGCGTCAGTCGCAAGACGCGCAATCAGGCGCGCCACAAGGCCCACCTGCGGTGCTGACGGTCGGTCGAATTTACCCCCGAGCCAAAGCCCACAAACAGATGGACCACCAGATGAACGAACAACTACAGCAACCGGCCACCGCAGAAGAATCCGCGGCGCTCCCACGCTTCGCCAGCCAAGGCGCGGGCGCGCCGCTATCGCCGAAATATGGCGGTCCCTGTGTCAAGTGCGCGGCAACCGAGCGCGCATCGGCCAGCGTTGAGGGCGTTACCAACAAGCCAGCCCTGCGCGGTGCGTAAGCCCACCAGCGCCGCCAAAAGGTAAGAACCGATGCCCGAACTCACCCCGCGCCAGCAGATGTTCAACCGACTGGGCCAGCTCAAGACAGAGCGGGCCAGCTGGATGCAGCACTGGCAGGAACTGTCGAACTACCTGTCGCCGCGCCAGGGGCGCTACTTCGTCTCCGACCGCAACAAGGGCACGCGCCGCCACAACGCGATCTACGACAACACCGGTTCGCGCTCGCTCAACGTGCTGAGCGCCGGACTGATGGGCGGCCTGACCTCGCCGGCGCGTCCCTGGTTCAAGCTGGCCACCGCCGACGAGGACTTGAACAAGTCGCCAGCGGTCAAGGAGTGGATGAACGACCGCACGCTCACCATGCTGTCGATCTTCCAGCGCTCGAACACCTACCGCGCGCTGCACATGGTCTACAAGGAGCTGGGCGTGTTTGGCACCGCGGCGAACATCGTGATGCCCAACTTCGCGAACGTGATCCATAGCCACCCGCTGACCACTGGCGAGTTCTGTATCGCCACCGACTTCCAGGGGCGCGCCTGCACTCTGTACCGCGAGTTTGACCTGACCGTTGGCCAGATGGTCAAGGAATTCGGGCTCGACAAGTGCAGCACCGCGGTGCGCAACCTGTTCGACCGCGGCGCGCTCGACCAGTGGGTCACGATCGTGCACTGCATCGAGCCGCGCGCCGACCGCGACCTGGGCAAGATCGATACCCTCAACATGGCGTGGAAGGACGTGTACTTCGAACGCGCCGGCAACCAGGACGCGCTGCTGCGCGAATCCGGTTTCAAGCGCTTCCCGGCAATGTGCCCGCGCTGGGACGTGGAGGGCGGCGATATCTACGGCAACTCGCCCGGGATGGAGTCGCTCGGCGACATCAAGCAGCTGCAGCACGAGCAGCTGCGCAAGGCCCAAGCGATCGACTTCCAGGTGAACCCGCCGCTGCAGGTTCCTACCAGCATGAAAAACCGCGACGTGGACCGCATGCCTGGCGGGATCACGTTCATCGACGCGGCGGGCGGGCAGGGTATCAAGTCCGCCTACGACGTGCAGCTGAACCTGCAGCATCTGCTGGAGGACATCAACGATGTGCGCGGCAGGATCCGCGGCAGCTTCTTCACCGACCTGTTCCTGGCAATCACCGAGTCGAACGGTCGCATGACCGCTACCGAGGTGGCGGAGCGCCACGAAGAGAAGATGTTGATGCTTGGCCCGGTGCTCGAGCGCCTGCAGGACGAGCTGCTCGACCCGCTGATCGACACCACCTTCGACCAGATGATCGAGGCCGGGCTGGTGCCGCCACCGCCGCGCGAGCTGCAGGGGATGGAGATGCACGTGGAGCTGGTCAGTGTTCTGGCGCAGGCCCAGCGGGCGATCGCCACCAACGGCGTTGACCGCTTCGTCGGCAACCTCGGCCAGATCGCAAGCTTCAAGCCCGACGTGCTCGACAAGTTCAACAGCGACAAATGGGCGGACCAGTACAGCGACATGTTGGGCGTCTCGCCTGACCTGATCGTGCCGGAAGACCAGGTCAAGCAGATCCGTCAGGCGCGCGCGCAGGCGCAGGCCGCCGCCGCCCAGCAGCAGCAGGCCAACATGGCCGCCGACACCGCGCAGAAGCTTGGCGCGACCCCAACCAACGGCGGCAACGCCGCCAGCGATGTGATGTCGCTGTTTAGTCAGTAAGGAGACCTTAAGATGCAATTCAAGACTAGCCCGGTGACGATGCTGGTGGACATGGTGACCGGCGCACTGGGCTTCAAGAATCCGGTGACCGGTGTCGACACGCCGCTGCCGAACGGCCAGGCCCCGGTAATCTTGTCCCAGTCCGGGATCCCGGTGCTGATCCCGTCGTCCGGCAATATCGGGAACAATGGCGCGCTGTCGGGGCTCACTGCCTTGCCGGTCGCCATGGCCGCCTGCTTCATGTATTTCCCCGCAGGCGCAATTGCGGCCGGATCCGCGGCCGGCCTGTACTTCGTCGCGATGGACACCACGTCGAGCGGCACGATCTACAACAACACCTATGCGCAGGGGGCGGCGGCGGCGCCGCAGAAGCTGGTGCCATTCGTTACCGTCGGCCCCGGCGCCTACGTTCAAACCACCGCTGAAGTCAACCTGCGTCAGGTAACGGTCCCGGGCGGCAGCATGGGGCCGAACGGGCGCTCGCGCGAGTTCTCGTTGATGGAGGTGCCGAACAACGCCAACCTCAAGACGCTTCGCGCCTATTTCGACACGCTTTTGCATGGCAACGTGGCACCCACCACCACCCTGTCGTTGCGCCAGGAATTCTTCGTGCAGAACACCGGCAGCGAGACTGCGCAGCGCTACGCGGTCGGTACCAGCGGCGTCGCCGTCACATCGGGCACACAGAGCGCCGTCAACCTGCTGGCTGGGACCGTGGACACCCGCGTCGACAAGCTGGTTGCCATCACCGGCCAGCTGGGCAACGCAGCCGATTACTTGATCTCGACCGCGTTCTCGGTCGAAGTGCTGCAAGGCTAAGGAGACCGCGATGCCACTTGTGAACATGAAGCTGGCGCCCGACGAGGCGAAGGAAGCTGACTGCTGCGCGCCGTCGAGTGACGGCGGCCCGGCCTACCCATGGGGCTTGTCAATCTACCTGGACAACGAGACCTTGGCCAAGCTCGGCATCACCCAGCTGCCGGACGTCGGCAGCAAGCTGACGTTGACCGCCTTGGTTGAGGTGAGCAGCAACTCGCAGCGCCAGACGCAGGAAGGCAAGACCGTAAATATGGACCTGCAGATCACGGACATGGAGCTGGCGCCGCACCAGGCCGGGCCGTCCGCAGCGACGGTGCTGTACGGCGGCGGTACCTGAACGCCCATGGGCGGCAATCACGGCTATCAGGTGCGCGTGATTGTCTTGCCTGAGGATAAATTCGCGTCATGTCAGAAC